AGCATAAATCTGCTGGCTGTCGGGCTTATTAACGAGAAAATATCCGTCAAGAAACGCTACCGACTGCGCACCAGGGAAGTCTGCATCGGTGACTTCAGCGAAGGTCTCGGCGACAGAGTTCCATATATACGCCTTTGGGTTGCATGCAAAAAATACTTCAGTACCGTTATCGTCAATAACTATGGGGTCTGTCCCCGTGTCGGTCATTGTTCCAATAAGCTCCGGTGTTGCGTCTACACCATCCAGCATATACACTTCCTGCCCCGACACGACATAAAACACATTCTTGTTTGTCTGCGTCCACAATGCGCGAATCGGGCCTGTACCCATGTTCGCCAAGTACACCATCCCCGGGCATCTGCTGAGATACGCAGGTTCTTTACCCCCTTCCGGCACAACTTCCGGATAGAGGTTCACCATGCGGCTATCAGCTGCATTCGGGCTACGGGTAACGTAGCTTGAACCAAGAATTGGTGTCTTCATCAGTAATTGTTGGCGTATACGTTATACCTCTGACGAGTAGCAACCATGCTGTACGGCATGTTCATCACATCATCAGGGTTGTTGATGCGCTTCAGATTGCGTTTGCTGGTCATTGCGATACGCTGAATTGTCGGTGCGGGTTCTACCCCGAACTCCGGTGCAATCTCGCATGCCAGATTATATTTGAACGCCCGGAGGTATCCGGGGGGAAATGCCAGTTCAGTAGCCAGTGTAGCGGGCTGAGTCAATTCCTGCACGGAAACGATGTGCATCACAACGGGTGTTGCAGGAATAGGATACACGGTAAGCGTTATATCCGGGTAGCCCATCTGCACCCACATTACCTGCGGATATGTAGACACTACGCTTTTGAGCGCAATGGCGTTGTACTGCTGCTGATTGACGAGTTTAATACCAAACGACAGCAGATTGGCGGGATCCGTGAAATATGTGGACGAGTCAACGCTTATGGGCCTATTGCCTACGGATGTTCCCGACGGGCCAAGAGTTACCGTTGCAGACCCCGCAGGCCATGAAACCTCCTGGTCTTCCGTGGCGAACACGACCAAACGCTCTGTGCTCCACGAGTCAATCATCTGATTGAGCGCGTCAAGCGCATCGTTCGACATCTCGGAAGAAGGAGTTTCACCTTCCGCTAAAATGCCAAGAAGCCTTAGTGCGGCGTTTATCTGGTCTCCAGCGGTGGTTGCCATGTCTACTCTTCTATTTTGCGCCGGCGCCTGCTTGCAGGCTTCCCGACGAGATTGTTTACACGCTCCTCTTTAACCGCAGGAACGGGGACTTCAATTTCTTTGGCTTCTTGGTCAAGTTCAACCCAGCCATTACCCTTATCGTACTCAGCCTCCATTTCGGAGCATGCGACCTTGGTGCCGTGAATCGTGTGTTTCAAGTATATAACCATAATTCTGAAATTTTAAAAGGGGCCCGAAGAGCCCCTTGAAATTATGCTCCGGTAGACTTCGTCAGTGTACCTGCATTGTCCCACCAAGCCCCTGCTACGAGCGGGTCAGCGGCCGGAAAAATAACATACCCAGTCACATTCCCAGTCACATTCCCGGTAACATTCCCGGTAACATTCCCAGTCACATTCCCAGTCACATCCCCAGTCACATCTCCGGTAACATCATTGTTGATGGTACATCCAGAAACAGTAGCGCCAGAAATAGTGCCGCCGTTGATTTCGGGGTCAGAGTAAGCAACACCAACAGGTTTCGTGTTTCCCATATTGTGCTCCAGTTGAAAATTAAAAAAGACCCCCTCCGAAGAGGGGGTTGTTTCGGGATTAACCCCACATGCGGACAGCAGCTTCAGGACGAATCACACCGTAACCGTACAGAACGTCAATCCTGCAAGGCATTTTGTCGGTGCTAATATCGTACTGGCGGACAATCCTCAGCGAGATACCGTTGTGAACCTGACGCGAGGCCATATCGACACCCTGCGGGAGCAGAAGGTCAGCAGTAGCCATAGTGATGGCGTCCTTGTGGTAGATAAGGTTCTGCGGGTACTGAGCAGAAGCCGAACCAACAAAGGTAACCACATCGTTCTCGGCAGGCATATCGTTGATGGTAGCCAGCGCCACGTTTGCATCGGTAGCCGAATCAGCCGGGTAGAAAGCAGGGCTGACGGAGAGCTCGGCAACACCACCTGCGCTTGCAGTAGCGGCTGCGGTCACGACGAACTGCTGAAGGCTGCCGGTAGACTCGCGGGTCTGCGGGTTGACAGCGTAGACAGAAGCAATCGTGAACACTTCGCCAGCGGCAATGGTAGCTGCTGCGCCAAGGCCATCGACCTCAATGGTGCTGGAACCTTCGGTAACTGCGGTAGCGGTAACTGCGCCGTTGGTACGGGTACCGGTGCTGATGGTCTTGATGGACTGCGACATTGCAATCTCATTGTAACCAAGCACACCTTCACCCATCATGCCGCTCTTGAACTGCGAACCAATGGTAGCGCTGGGGTTGAAGAGGCCCTTCATGCCCTCAACAAGGCCTGCGTTAGCGGCAGGGTTGACGGTGGCGTAGCGGGGCATCATCGGAACAGCACCCTCGTTCAGCTTCTGCTGTGCCTGAAGAAGCACGAGCGAAGTGGCAGGGGTGGTGCCAGGAGTACCGACCGAGTTGTAGATGCTCTTGTAGGCATTGGCCACGTCGGCATCAACAGCCGCGGCGAGCTGGCTTACGCGAGGCGCGAGAATACGGTCCGCGAAGTCATCAAGCGACAGCGCCATTTCGGCAGTGGTGAAGTTGACGCCGATGTGCTTCTGGCTGGAAACGGTGAGCGAGGTGCTCTGCTCGTTCTCATCCTTGGCTGCGAGAGTGGCGCCGTCCTGCACGGTTGCACGGTCGGGCTTGCGGATACGCAGGGTTGAGCCAATCTTGGCACCTTCTTTTGCGAAGGAGTCATCGTACTGGCGGTTGACGTTACGGGTGAGAACAAGGTTGTTCTCGAAGATCTCGAGGGCTTTCCTCGTGATCATATCGATAGTAAGAATCGAGTTGGACATAATAGTAAGTGTTTATTCTGTTAGCGGTTCCTGCGCGCTTCGAGCTGCTTGAGCTGCCGCTGCCTTTCAGCCTCAATCCACTCCGATGTTGACATCGCCTTTACCGACCTCGGGTCGGTGGTGTCATACGAAGGGTTTCCGGTCGTCCGGGCAGTGACTGGCGCAATTGGCGCTGGCGCACTGGTTGTCTTTTTTACGGCCGGATTGGCAATCAATTTATCTTCAATCCGTCCGATTTCTTTTGCCTGCACGAGTGGAGGAAGTTTCGAGATACGGTCAGCTTCCTTTGGGTTGGACCCGAGGTAATACGCAATGTCAGGTCCTACTTCTGAAAACTGTATTGTCTGCGCCATCACGTCGGTTACAGGCAGTTTGGGATTATACGCGACCTGCTCGAAGTCGTCGTACTTGTCCCTCGCATTCTCTTCCCTGTCGTGATAAGCGGCAACAACTTCAGACTGGTGCTTCATCGCTTCCCTTTTTGCCAGAATCTCTTCGGCTTTCCTTTCAGCCAGTGCTTCTGCATAGGCTTCCGCGGTATCGAAGTAATCGGCGGGCGGTACATCTACCGCTGCGGGTTGCTCTGTGGCCTTCGCCTGCTGTTCTCTCTCCCACTTTCTCTGCTCTCTTGCAAGACGTTTGCCAATGGCGGCGTCAAGTTCCTCCTGTGTAAATGTTTTAGAAGTTTCTTGCGTCTCTACTGGCGTTTCTTCCGGCGCTGTAACTTCGGGTGCAGGTATGGCCGTCCCTTCCTGTTCCGGCGCGGATGTAAGTTCCGCTAACTGTGCTTCTTCTACAGACATAAATTGAACAATTAAGTTCCCTGGTCAGCCGGGCCAGTACGGGTTCTTTTTCTTAAAGTCCTTCGCCGGGCGTAATGTACACGGCTGCAGTGGTGGCGGACCCGATGGACGCGGTAAAGTACGAATCCCCAGGGAAACTGAACACCTCATCAGTACCCGGCAAAAGAGGTATCCCATTACCAACTGTTGAAACAACAGCGGAATTGGCGGTCGCTTCAGCCGCGGTATGCCCCACGCCAAGGAACACAACAACACTGCCTGTATTCAGAATACGGTACTGTAGGCGGGGCAGAATATTACCCGTAGCACTGAAGTTTGAGGTAATCTGAATCGGCGTAGGCGGGGTCTGCGCAGCGGTGATATTGGCTGTGCTCCCGTTCTGTAAAAATGCAATTGGCTCGCTCATAGCGCTGGAATGTTAGATTTTACCGCCTTACATTTGGCGATGTATTCGTCAAGTTTCTTCTGGTCACCTTCAACAATGGCGTCAATGTACTCCGTAACTGGGGGGTACGCCGCCGCGCGAAGTTCTTCTGGGCTCATCGTCGGAGGGTTGGGGTCAACCCAAGTGCATGAGTCCTCGTCAAACACCCAGTCAGGTTTGGGCTGGGGCATATAAAAAGCGTCCCTGTCTTTGTCGTAAATCATCCCCTTACCTGCGAAGTTCTTGCGCATTGGTTTGCCGTCTGGGTGCTGTCCTGCATGGGTGTTGTATGATGTCTGTACCCACTCTCCACCGATTTTTTTCACAAAAGCCTCATCGGCTACAATCACTTCTGTGACAACCCCATCCTCTATTTTTGCGTAATGTGCCATTTTGTATGTGTTTATGCGTTACTCGTAATACTCAATCCAGACATAGCCAGAGCCGCCGTTTGCAGTACCTGGGCCAGGGGGGGAGCCGGTGTAAAGAGTACCTTGCGTTCCTCCTGCTCCGACCGTGACCGTGATTTCTTCTTCGGGAGTAACCGATGCTCCGTGTACTTTTTCGGTTGAAGACACGTTTCCGACACTGAGCGATCCAGGGTAGTTTCCACTTATCATAGCACTCTCGCCCGTATTCGCTCGGCCAGACAAACATTTAACACGGCGCCCGGCC